TACTAAAATATTCTGGTGCAACCCACATCCAGCCTCTCTTGTCAGGCTGTGCCCACCAAGGTCGTAAGTTGGGATCTGTACCGTCACCGTCTGCAGCAGTTTTCAGTGCATTGTAATCAGCTAAACTTATGCTAACATGATCGTCTGTTCTATTCTGTTCTGCCATTTGTAAATAACTCCGTATAATTTTTATGTCTAATCTTCACTTTCAATAAATGCTGGATTAGATCACTACTATTTATATTAGTTTTGAGCTTAGCAAAAGGGATATAACCCAATCTTAACCCTGGATCTTCAAAATCTGGTAAGTCTAACCTATCTTTTAATTTTCTATGAATAATTCTAGCTCTTTTCTTAAATCCTATACCATCTATTTCAGGGCCGAGCCAAACATTAAATCCTGTTCTGGCGATAGTTTGTGGATGATATTGTTCTTTTTTAACACTTACATCACCAGAGAATACTATCTCTGCAAAATGTTTCCCTACATGTGGATAATTTATATACAAGTAACCAGGCTTCCTTGTTACAGTAAACTCCTCATAATCTGCTGGAAACAATTCCATAAAACTAGGTCCTGATTCATAACCCCACCTAGGTGGATAACCAGCATCTACCAATTCATAATAATGAATAAGATGATTAAGCCTTGACATTTCTGGATCGTCTTCATGATCTGCAAAATATTCATGTAATTTATTGAGATCGTCTGTTGGTTCTTGCCCTAACATGTAGACTATTTTGTCTATTTCACCTTTGATTTCTTCTTTTGTTTCGCCTAAATAAAAGAACTCTTTGGATTCATGCCTATGATCTTCTAAAAATTTCGTATATCTTTTGGCCACTACTGTTGGAAGTGGTTCCCATTCAATATCATTTATATTTAAAGTCGTCATATTTGTTCTCCTCTCTTCCCTTTTCAAATACCGGAACTTCAATGTTTGCATCTGTTAATTGTTGTTGTGCAGACGGGTCTAAATCAAATAATTTCATTTTTGCTCTGTCTACACCTATCATAAATCTTTTATTTCTTGTGGGGTCTGCATATCTATTTTTTAATTGTTTAATCATAAACTGGCCCATCTGTTCTAATTCTTCTGTACTTATCATAGCAAACATTAAGTCTGCTGTTGCTGGTAATCCAAAACTTTCTGATGTATCTGTCAAATCTATATCACTACTAGAAAACCCTGATCTTGTTGTCTGTGTTGCACTAAGAATAGGAACATTTTGTTCTACTGCTAATCCTCTTAATTCTTCTGCAATACTTTTAATAATAACATAAGTATTGGCCTGACTGCCTGGTCTAAATCTTTGACTCGTACATATATTTAAATAATCTATGAATATGATATCAGGAAAGAAATTTCTCTTTAACTTTAATTCATTTATTAATGCTTTAAAATGTCCTGTATGTGCTGATGCTGTAGGATATTCTTTTATAATAAGTCTGCCTTCTATCTTTTTATTAATCTTATCTATCCTGTTATCAAACATCGCCTTGGATAAATCTTTTAACTCCATAATAGGTATATTCATTAGATTAGCGTCTATACGTTCAGCTATTCTTTCTTCTGCCATTTCTAGGGTAATATAGAGTACATTTTTACCCTTAGAGATGCAACTAGACGCCATATGGCACATAAAAAGGGATTTACCTACACCCGTGCCTGCTAATAATATGTTTAATGTTTTATTAGATAACCCGCCTTCTGTTATTCTATTAAACATATCTAAATCAAACTCTACTTTCTCTTCTAACCTATGATAATAATCATATCTTTTATTTGCGTCTTCTATAAAGTCATGTCCAATATTTGTATCAAATCCTACTGCCAGTGCTTCTGATAATATCTCAGGTAACGCATCTCTGCCTTGCTCTTTATTCTTTCCATCAAGTATTTGGATACTATCCATAACACCTAAGTATAATGCTTTATCCTTACAGAACTTTTCTGTTTCATCTACTAACCATTTCGTATCAGGCTTATCTTCTGTTAAAGAATTAACTAAATCTAAACAAACTTTATGAGTCTCTTCGTTTAAAGTCTTATCCTCATTTAAGCTAAGAATTACAGCCTGTTTGTTTGGTGGATTATTATACTTTTCTACAAAATCACGAATAATTGTAAAAACTTTTTGGTCTTCATTATTCATAAAGTATTGAGCTTTCAGAAAGGGCATAACCTTCCTGACATACTGTTCAGAATGTATTAGGTTTTCTATTATTACTTGTTCAATTCTGTCCTTCATCCATTTCCTTTACATACTCATTATATACTTCTGCTACACAATTTCCACAGATGTATGTCTCCTCCATATCATCATTATGGAAACAATATGCTTTGTCTTCTTCTAGATTTAGTGCTTTCTCACACCTATCACACTTTGTCGTATTCTTGCTCAATGTCACTATCTGAAAACTCTTTTTGCATGTCTCCAGCTCCCAAACTATATCTATTTTCAACCCATTTGTTGAATCCTTCATCCTCTAACAAAGGTATCCAAAAATCACTACCCATGTCTTTAAGTCTAACTTTCACTTCAGGAGCGATTTCTCCTGTTTCGGGATTCTGTTTTTGATACCATCCAACAGTAGGTTTAATAACATATCCAGATTCTAATCCCATTTCTAATAAACCAGACCAAGGACTAATACCCTCTTCCCAGGAAACTTGCACAATTATCTTAGACTTCTCTCTAACAAATCTAGACTTTTCAACATTTATTACAAATTCATAACCTGTAACTTCTGTTCCTGTTTTTTGTTGCCTTCTGCCTATAATATAAATGTTGTCTGCTGAATAATATATACCTGTTCCACCACTTACAACGTCTTTAGGAAACAATCCTATTTCTTTATATGTGTGATTAACCACAATCGCTGGTATATCTTTTATAGTTAAATGAGGTGTAATCATTCTAAACAGTGACTTCATTTGTTTAGCTCTTGTCATATCTGCTACTGATTTACCCTCTAAAGCATCTTCTACTTCTTTTTTACTTGCCAAGTTACCCACACTATCAACAATAATCATTACATGGTCGTCTCTTTCTAAACCATTCAACTGTTGCATAGCATCGTGTTTTAATTGTTCTATGTCTGATATTGGACTGTGGATTACCCTATTGGTGTCTATTTTAAATGTATCAAAATATGCCTGTGGTGCTCCAAACTCACTATCATAAAACAAAATAACACCATCTTTATATTTGTCTAAATATGCTTTAGCCAACAACATAGCAAATGCTGTTTTAAAATGTTTACTTGGTCCTGCAAATACAGTTAATCCTGTTGTAAGACCTCCGTCTAATTTTCCACTCAACGCAACATTAACTGCAGGTACAGATGTCTGTATTATATCCTGTTCGTTAAAAAATTTGGAATCAGTTAAGACTTCAGATTGTTTAATCGTCGTGTTTTTCTTTAATTTATCTATTAGGTTCATTACCTCTCCTTATTCTGTTTGCATCTACCGCAACTTTTAAAATATTATCACTATTATAGCACAGCGACGAAGTGTGAGTCAAGTCTTTAGGTAAACAAGTACCACCAAATCCTACCTTTCCGTCTGGTCCTGGTACTGCCCAATGTGTTTTACCCAAATTAGGATCATTACTAAAAAAGTCTGAAATCACATCGTAATCCATATCCCAAGCATCACATATATTTTTAAATTCATTTGCTAAACCTACTTTAACAGCAAGTGCTGCATTTCTTGCTATTTTTATCATTGCTGCTTCTTCTGGTTTAATATGACACCATATATTTTTGTGGCATTCAATAGTTTCTATAAAATGATCCATTTGATACCCACCTACTACCAATGGTAACTCTGGGTTATCAATATCTTCTTTCCAATGCCTTTCTCTTAAAAACTCTGGCCATATAATTGCTCCATAACTTTTAGTGTATTGAGCTGTTTGATCAGGACCAATTGTGCTCCTTATAACTATTCTATTTACTTTTTTATAGACGTTCTTACATACTTCATCTATTATAGAAGTATCTAATTTACTAGGCCAAACTGCTGATCCTGTTTTTTCTTTTTCAGGATCAACCAACAGATTTGTAGGAACACATATAATAGCATAATCTATGCCCCACCAATCTTCTATTCTTTTATCTAGAGCAGGATCATGAATTAATACACCAGGACTTCCTTTAACATGATTCTTAAAGAAATACTCTGTAGCTTTACCTACAAAACCATAACCTACTATCGCTATTTTAGCCATTCTTAATTCTTCGTTCAAGTATTTCAATTTGACTATCCTTTTTCTTTTGCCAGGCGGTCTCATTTCTATCTTTACCGTTACTCATCTTTTTAGCTGTAAATTTGGAAGCTTTTAATCTTTCTAAAGCTCCTTCTCTTCTTTCCTTACGGCCAAACTTTCTATCTTTTCCGTGTCTCATCTTCTCTCCAAAAATCATTTTCAAAAGCAACTTGAATACCAACATATATCGCCGTATTGACAAGTATTAATACTAAAAACATAACCCAACCTGAAATCATTTAATAAAAACTCCTAACCAAAAATCTTTTTTATCTGACATATCAACTCCACCTGCATAAGTTTGTACAATCCAATCATCCATATTTTCTGTTCCTCCGTATCCGCCTATTGGTACCATCTCAGAAAACTCTTCTCGTTTCTTTGAATACTCATAAAATTTATCTAATTTCATAGGTGTAGTTTCTATTGCTTTAATAACATCTGCTCCCTTAGGACCACAATTAACCTGAAGAGGATATTCTATGCCTATATCAGAGTGAGCATTACCTGACATAGCCCAATCTATTTCTAATGATGTACCACTTGTTTCTTTTCTTAAACTTTCCACAATTAATACCTTTGGTTTAGATATATTGATAATCTGTTCCAACAAATGAAATGGACTATGCAAATGATATAATAATCCCATACACAGAACAACATCAAATTCATGGCCGAGCCATTGTTTATAATAATCATTAGCTGTGCCATAAAAATCTGGTGTAATATCTCCACTTGGATCATATCTTATATGTGGGTCTACTGTAAATAAACTGTCTGCATATTCATTAACAAGTTCTGAGTGAACACCAGTAGAAGCGCCAAATTCAATAACACTTTTATTTGATGCATACTTTTCAAATACCTCTCTCAGAAAAGTAGAATACTTCATACTATATAATTCCACACAAGGATTGCAATAAACGCTCCAAACAGTATATTATAAATTATAATATCTAAATTCATCCAAATAACTCCTCTAATGATGCTTGTGGCTCTGTATGCCAACCCAATGGATTTAAAATATGCTCCAAGGGATCAACAAATGCCTTTTGAAAAATTAAATCATAATCAATATATTTTTCTAAACCAAATTCTGTAGGGAGTTTTGTAACAAATGCTATCGTATTTTCCTTTAAAGGATTAGGTTCTTTTAAATACAAAAACTTAATTTTATCTCCCTCTTGGATTTTTTCATATTTTAATCCTAAATCAAGTTTACCTAAATAATGATTATATAATAATCCACCCCTAACATGAATAGGAGTACCTTTACCATATATGTCTGCTGTACTTCTATATTTACTCATATTATTACAACCCCTAGGGAACGCAATTAGTTCTGCTGACTTAGTGAGAAAGTCCTTTTTGGCGTCTGCTACGTAGGTTTGTAAAGTATCTTGATCGCTAGTAAGTATTAAACGTACGGCCTCCCTTAGAGACTCTCTAATTACGCCAGGAGTGCTTGATCTCACTATCTCTAAACCCATTACCTTTAATTTAGGGGCTTGTAACCGCAATCCTTCATCGTCATATACATTCAAAGCATAACGTTTCTTAGCTACAAATATGCCTTTGTCTGCTATTATCTCCCTTTTAAAATCTATTTTCTTTTCAAAAGCATTAGTATAATTAGCTAACCTTTGCATTGCCTGATCTATTGCTGGTTCTATTTTCTCTGATGCCACCTTGTCTATTAAACTAATAACTTTTTGTCTAGACTTATCAGGGAAAAAGTTTTGAACCATATTGTCTAATGTAACATAACAAGAATCAGTATCACTATAAAAAGAATAAGTTTTATCTTCTGTGCCACAGACTTTATTAACATACTTATCAATTTCCTTTGCTGTATCTCTAATTACTAATTGTCCTGTCATTGTAATACCTTCTGCAATTCTATCATCATAGAATCTAAAGTATTGGTTTGCCAGGGCACCATATAAACTATTTAATTGGATCTTTCTTGCCATTTGGAAGTTATTATATTTACTAACTTCATTCTCATAAACTTTAGCTCCTGTTTCTTGGAACTTCCTCTGAGAATCTTGCATAAGTCTTTTATATCTTAATCTATCATTAAAAAACTTCTGTACTATCTCAGGAAACAGGCCTTGCTTTTCTCTTGTGTAACAAGATCCATTAGCTGCCATAGCGTAATTCTTTTCTTTTAATTTGTCTAACTTATACCTATCTAACAAATCATCTACTTTTACTTCATATTGAAAACCAGGAACAATAGTTTCTGGACTCATATTGTATTGCATAAGTATAGAAGGATATAGACTTGTGGCATCAAAACTAGCCACCCAATCATAGCCACCTGGTACAGGCTCTTGTACATAAGCCCCTTCGATTGTTCTCTCTTTCCTACCACCACCCTGATGTAAGACAATTTTCTTCTCCCACAAATGATTATATAATAAACTATCCCAAGTTCTAACTGCAGAATATACATCGTTATAATTACATTTAGCATCGTATGCCATTGTAACTGCCAGTTCAATAAGTTTCATCTTATCTTCTAACTCATCAACAAGAACTGTATCAATAATATTATACTCTACAAATCTATTCCAATCTTTTTCATAAAACTCTTTAAATGTCTCATAACCGCTTTCAAGTTTGTTTTTACCTAACTCTGTTTCAGCAATAAAATCTAATCTATAAGATTCCCTAGTAACATAAGTAAATTTTCTATACAAATCTAAATAGTCTAAATTTGCAACACCTGTTATTTCATATGCTGTCACTTCTTTTTGCATAAACCTAACTTTTCTTTTATTAACCAAGCCAAATGGAGAAAATCTTTTATGCTCTCCTTCTCCTAATATTCTCTCTGTTCTGGATAGTAAATATGGTATATCAAATAAATTACTATTCCAACCTGTAATAATATCTGGACAGTTTTCTTCCCACCACTCTAAAAAGGTTTTAAGAAGATTATATTCGTCTGTACAATTAATATAATCTATATCATAATCTGCTACTTCTGCTGATGGTGTAAACTCCCCAAGTCCGAAAGTTGTTATCTTCTTGGTGTTGTTGTTTTGAAGTGTGATAACTAAAACTTTCTCGCTTGGAGAGTCTACGTTAGGAAATCCACCCTCTGATGTTGTTTCAATATCAATAGAGTAGATAGCCATTTTTTTAGCATCCCATTCGATATCTCCAGGATACTTTTCTGTTATGTATTGATAGGCATAATAGTTCTGTCCAAATATTGGAAAATTAGAAACGTCTTTATACCTATTAAAAAATTCTGTTGCTTCTTTATTAGAATCAAATTGTATAGGAGATACGGTCTCTCCATAAATGCTTTTGTATTCTGAGGGTTTGTCTGATTTGACAAATAGGGTGGGTCTAAAATTATGTCGTGATGTAAAACGTTCGCCGTTCTTTACTCCGCGAACTAGAATTTTGTCACCATAGTGACGTGCATAAGTATAAAAATTCATTATATATCCAACACCATAATATACTACACATTATAGACTCTTACGAACCTATAATCAACTAATCTTCTTTAAAAAAGGTACGATTAATTAAATGTTCTTCTGCTATTTCTTGTTTTGAACGTCCATGATATTTGACTGCATGATGTGTCTCAATCATATACTCATTTACGTTATGCCTATATTTAATAGGTTCAACCGGCGCACCATTAGCATCTGTTCCGCCTTCTGTTTCTTTTATAGTAATAAACTCACCGAGGATTCTTCCATATTTACCTTTTCCATCAAGCCTCGTTTTGAGTATAGCTCCATTCTTGAGTTGGTCTTTAAGGAATTCTTTAGCCATGAGTCCGAACTTTTTCTCGTCGAGGTCACGGGTCCTACTCTCGGGAGTATCAATCCCATACAAACGTACTCTCTGCTTTTTGAGCCAGACACCGAAACCGAGGTCGATATCAACATCTACTGTATCTCCGTCTACTACTCTTACAATTTTACTTCTATATTCGTACACTTAATTCTTAGTTATTTCGTTTAGTACCTTTTTATTTATAAAGTCTGGTTGTATAAGACCAGATCCAAACTTAGAATTATAAGCATTTAATAAATTTTTATCAGGATCGTAAACTGAAATTATATGATTAGGAAATATAGGAACTTTGTGCTGTTTTGCAAAGGGAGCGTAAGGAGCTAGGCCTACACCAAACTCATCTTCACTACCTGGTTTAGGCATCATTAGGATAACTGCTGGTTTCTCTACAAGTAAAAATGCTTTACCATCTATTTCTGTATCTGAAACCTGCCCTATAATGTCCTCACCTGAGGTTAGTTTAATAATCTGAACGTTTGCCATGCTCCTTCTCCTGCATTATTTAGTTTTTATTTCAATTGATTTAGGCTTTTTGGCCTCTGGTATTTCATTTACCAAAGATACTGTCAAAACCCCGTCTTTTAACTTGGCACCTTTTACTACTACGGTGTCAGCCAAAGACCAGGAGCGCGTGAATTTACGTTCAGCTATTCCTTTGTGTATAAAGTTGTCAGGTGTGCCGTCTATGCAGCCCTGAAGTTGATCTCCCTTAATAGTAAGTGTTCCATCCTCTACTGTAACATCTAGATCTTCTTCTTTGAAACCAGCAAGTGCTAGTTGTATTTCAAATTTCTCGTCATCTATTTTTTGAATGTTAAAAGGTGGAAAGTTATTATTTACCGGCTCAAAGTCCTTTTGAAGTAAATCAAAGACTCTGTTGAATCCGATAAATTGTCTTTCTATTTGTGGGAAGGTGTGGACGAAATTGTCCCAATTCGCTGTGGTTAGTTTTACCATTGTTTTCTCCTTATTAAGCGAGTTAAAAAATGGACACCCTTTCGGCGTGTCCTCTTAGGATGATCAGGGGGTGCAGTTTCAAAGTCTTTAGCGTTAAAACTAATTCATCTTCAGTTTTCCCCCCATCACAAACTGCTGGTCTCATTTCAATCCATCCAGTAGCGCCTGTTTAACCAAGCATTCCTGCGTTGTTTTTCGACTTCGCATTTTTATTTATACGCAGAAGAATTTCTAGACACCATTTTATCCCTAATTTGGTCCTCTATGGGTAAATTTCTGAACCATAAGTTCATTGCGTACTTCTCTCCTGCTAATACCGGTTGTGCTTGATGCATTGTTTTAGGATCAGGAACCTGTGTTCCTATGACTGTATTGCTAAATACCACACATCTACCTGCTTTGGGTTTGACCCCCTTACCTAACTCTGTAAATACTGTGGCACCACCATCTGTCACATCATTACAATATAAAAGAACCGTTGCTACTCTATTTCCTTTTGTTCCATGTGGTCCTGTGTGGGCTCGTTCTGTATTTATAGGAAAAGCATCTAAGTGGGCATCATATTCCTCTCCTAATTCGTAATGTAATGCTTGCACATTTTCTGCTTGTGTGTGATGTAATTGTGTTAATTGAGATGCTCTCAATAAAAAGTGAACGGCTGTTACGCTTTTCCTATAATCCAACCAGCCCATTTGATTTGTTCTTGCATAATGTTCGTAATCATCACCTTCCTTTCCTTGTGTGACTCTGCCACGAGTCCATTCAACATTATCTTCCATATCTTTTATCAGTTGCTTACATTCAGGCTTACTCATAAAATTATCCCAAACCATAATCGTTGGGTTGAATAAACTAATTACCTGTTTTAATTCTGCCATAAAATCCACCTAGTTCAGGAAAGGTTTTTATAAAATCTGTTCCCCTTCTCCTGTCATGTTCATCTACAAAGCTAACAAAATCGTTTCTTTGTACTTCTAATTCTTTTCCTTTAAATCTATTTGCTTTAATCCAATCAACTGTTCTTTTAAATTTCATTATTTCATAAGTTTGATATATATGATCGAAGTCTCGCATAGTTTCTAAACTATTGTCTAACATACTTATAACATTATCGTCTGCAATCCTAGCAGTTAGGTGTAATGGTTCAACCATATTAGGCATATCTACTGTAATTAAATCACCATAAGTATTTTTCAATTCTGCTACTTTAAATATGAACTCATCAAAGTTAGGAATAGATAAGAAACAAAAAGTACACATGATTCCTACAGGTATGCCTGCTGCTAAAACTCTATGTAGGTTCTGTTCAAACCTATTCATTTTTAAACCATTCCTTATATACTCTGCTTGGTCGCCCCAGCTGTCTATACTGACATAACATTTTTGGCCAGGCAAATCTGCAACTAACCTGATGTATTCTAAAACTCTCCTTTCAGTCACCATCAAATTTGTGCTTATTTCGAAAGATAAGTTCTCTTTAGGATGCTCTTTAACATACTCCAATAGCTTAAACGTATTATTGTCTAATAAGGGTTCTCCACCCGTCAAGCGTATAGTATTTAGGTGTGGATATGCCTCAGGCAACCACTTCCAAAACTTCTTAACGTCGGGGTTCTGTGAGGGTGCTAGAATGTCATTTCTTGTTTGATACTTATCGTGATTTGGCTTGCTTTTTAAGTCATATGTTCCATACTTGTCTAACTCCTTTTGCCATGTAGAACTCTTTCCTGCCCCACAATAACTACATGACATTTGACATTTATTAGTGAAACTAACCGTCAAATACCTTGGCCATACATCTTCCTCAGGAGGAATTGATGCTGTTTTTGCTATTAAGTCTGGATCGTCTTTTAAAAACTGTACAGCGAGCATTTGTCTGTCGCTAAAGTTTCCTGTTTTTTCTATATTATAACAATAAGCGTCTTCTGCGGGTTTACCGCCTTCTAACATTTCTTGTCTTACTGCTTTGGTATAGGGTGTGTTGTGTAGATCGCTTTGTGAAGGGATTTTATGTTGGGGACAATGATAGCATGAATGCTTTAGTCCTTCTGCTAAACTCAATTCCAAATAATACCACTTTAATAAACAGAATCCTGGACCTATCTCGTCCAAATCATTTTTTATTTTACTTAACCAGTATTCCTGATTATTTAATTTTCTTGCCAATGTTGTATTTGGGGATCAATTCCCACTCACCTTTTTCTTTAAATGATATAATTTTTATCTGACTTAAAGGTGCAAATTCCTTTGGCTCTGTTATTAAAACTACTAAATCCCAATCGGATAGTAATTTAGCTATGGTGTTTCGTCTCTCTAAGTCGTTGTCTTGGAAGTCTGCCTCCTTGCCATCTAATGCAAACAATTCTTTAAAATGTGTTATAAAGTATCTGCCTTTCTTATGTAATATATGGCACGACTGATAAAGGACTTTTTCTTTTTTCGAAGCAACACCTATTCGAGATAGGGTTTCCCTGACTTTCAGGAAATCTTCGGGGTCCTTCAAAGAAACTTCTAAGGGTGAATACCCAGGATAGTCAATGTTGAAGTAATTGTCTTGATCACTCATTCTCAATACGCCTTTCGTGTATCATATAAATTATTAGGTTACCAATTATTTATACTTTACCGCCTTTAGACGTATTAAGGTATAGTTTTATAACATCAATATCAGTGTCTGATAAAAGTCTTAAAGCTTCTTTTGCTTTATTAAAACTATATCCAAAAAAGCGCTGTATCGCGTCAATGTTCTCCTCTTCAGATTTTAACCACTTATTATATCTTTTTGCTTTTCGTACTACTTCTCTTAAGAAATCGTACTGCAATTTTTTATCTAGATGAGATCTAGAATTCATTTCATTGCCTGCAATAACTGTATCAGGCCCCATTCCCATAGCTCTATTTACAATAAAAGCATTATATTCATTCTCAGTTCTCTCATCAACTATTAAATCTTCTTTACTAAAATTAATGGAATTCACAAAGTCAAAAGGAGAAATCTTCTTCAATTTCTCCTGGAATTGATCTTCAACGATCTCCTCTACGGGATCGCCAAACCCTTCTAATATTGCTTTATCAACCATACTACTAATTTATAAGTGAAATAAGCTAATCCACCTATAAAAAACCAAATTGTAAAATTATAAAAAAATTCCATTAATCAAATAAAGTTTCTGCTCTACAGACATTATTCCTTCTGCAAATTTCTAAATTGTGTTGAAATACTACTGGCTCAACCCACTCAAAACGGGGCATACCTTCTTCGTACCAATAAGGAACATAATCTGTCGTACTACACCCTACTAGGAATGTTATCATTAGCAAATATCTAGTCATTTTGTTTCTCTCTTTCCTCTAATTAAATCCAAAATCATTCTCTTTACTCTCTCTGTAACTTTCGAGCAAAAGCTCTGTTATAGAAATTTTACGTTTTTTGGCTTCTGCCTTTAATTCCTTTTTTAACTCCTCAGGAACACGAATGTCTATTCTGGCAGTTGCCTTTCCTGCTTCATTATAATCTTTTGTCATGCAAACTCCACATTTGCCATAATTTCTGTCAAACATGCAGTAAGGTTAATTTCCTGATCTGCCACAAATGCCGCTTTATACTGATAATCGGCTATTAACAGAACTAGCTGTGGAATTGACTTAATCTCAGGTAATAGAATATCATATATCTGTCTAAATATACCCTGAGGGTCAGTATCCACATTATTGGCTACCCACTGCCTCATCTTCTTCCAATTCTTCTCCCTTAGGCTCTCTATGAGCTGCTTAGCGTTGATTTCTTGGAAGTTACTTAATACACCCTCATCTATTTTTCCTGCTACGGAGTACCTTTGTAGCTCATTTATGACCCTTCTATAGTCAGGAAAATACTTCATTAGGAGCTCCGCTAACACTTTCTCAGAGTAGTCTATTCCTTCATTACTAAGGATATACTGCATCCTTTGTAAGAACTTAGCAGCGAGCTGAGGACGATCTGAGGGTGCTATCTTAAAGTCCACTACCGTTGTTCTACTATGTAACGGTGTTATAATCCTATTTATATAGTTACAAGTAAATATGAACCTACAATTCGACGAAAACGTTTCTATAAACGCCCGTAATGCTGGTTGAACACTCTCTCTGTTCAAATAGTCAGCCTCATCAAGTATAACTACCTTGGTTTTACCCTCAAAGGATACTGCTGATGCAAAGTTGCGTATCTTAGTTCTAAGTGTATCTATTTGTCTACCCTCATCACTACCATTAATAATAATGTAGTCACATCCTAGTTCTTCACATAATGCACGCGCGAGGGTTGTTTTGCCTGTACCTGCTGATCCAGACAATAGTAAGTTAGGTATCTCCTTTTTAGTAATAAACTGCTGAAATGTAGTTTTTACTTCATCAGGCAATATACAGTCCTCTATACTATGTGGACGATATTTTTCTACCCATAAAAATTGTTGTGGTTCCATATTCATTTTATCAGAAACTTTTTTTGCTCCAAAATATCTTCGATTTTTTTCCGTCGAAAAAAGGTCTAGCCAAATTTCTCCTTTACAGAAGTCGAATCTGAAAAGTTCAACTCTATATTAGTACCGACACTATCATACTCGTCAGACATTACTGCTACTTCTGTAGCTGCCTCTTGTACATGTTGCATTACATTTTCAGGTGTACTTATGTCGTAAGGATCGTCTTCAGCATTGTCTTGGAAACCTTCTTCAACAAATGACTTAACTATTGTTCCGTCAGTTACTATTGCTGCATATCTCCAGGACCTCATTCCAAATCCTAAATTATCTTTTCGGACATCCATGCCCATCTTAATTGTAAACTCACCACTACCATCAGGTATCAGTTTAACATTTACAATTTCCTGTTTCTCTTTCCACTCTTCCATAACGAATGTATCATTAACACTAACACAATAGATATCATCTATGCCTAGTTCTCTAAACTCAGAATATAGCTCTTCAAATCCAGGAAGTTGTTGTCCTGAACATGTAGGAGTAAATGCTCCTGGCAAACCAAAAACTATTACTGTCTTATCTTTAAACAGATCATCTGTTGTTAATGTAGTCCATTTAAAACCCTCTGTTGCGTGGGTTATTCTTCTATGGAATGTTGCTTGTGGAATTTCTTCTGGCAATCTACTCATTTATCCATCTCCGATTGATTAAATATATCTAAATCACCCTTCATTACTTTCCTAACAAGTGATATTGCTGGATTTGGACGAGTAAATATATACTCTATGGTTTCCCCAAATTTGTTGAACTCAACAATCCAACCATTTGTGGCCTCTCTTAGAGTTACCTCTAAATTTTCTTCGTTCATAAAAACTCCTATATATTTGAAGAACGTTCTAAAGCTAGCCAGTATTTCAAATCACCTTTACTGCTTTCTAAGAACATAAATTTCTTCTGTGAAAGTGTGACGCTATAACTTCCAGGTATAACCTTAAAGTTTTCTATTGCTAGTCTAGCATCAAACGTTTTGTCAGTTGTTCCTATTGTTTGCCTAAAGCTATTAGATTTAGGTGTACTAGGATCACTAACTGTTACTACAACATCACTACCGTTGCCAATTATACTTAACATAGGAGCTGCTGTTATAGCTGCTGCTTTTAAGATCATATCAACATCATCTTTAGTGAAGTCAAACTGGAAGAAGTTATCTACTTCAATACTTTTATCAGGTGCACTAACTATAATGTTAGGGTCTGCATAGTAGTATTCAAAAACAGATGTGCCTTTGCTAACTTTTAAACTTTCGTCTTGAAAGTCAACATCAGTATCTTCCATTAGTGTTAATAGTGAAAGCAAACTATTTAAATCATAGATTGCAAATTCTTTTGGAAAACTCTCGCTAATCTCAGCTTTAGCAAAAATGTTTTTGCCTGTGCTAATTGTGGCTAAAGAGTTTCCTTGACGAACAAGAATGTTCGTATTAATTGTCGCAAAGTTCTTGAGTACATCAAGAGTCCCTGTGCTTATTTTCATAATATATTACTCCAAAGATTTATTCTTATATACTGCTTATTATAGACTCTATCCAAGTGAGAGTCAATAGTTAAGAGTACCAAAACCATCTAATTCAAACTCAATTTTATATGCTAAGTCTTGATGGCATTTAACTCCTGGATGCAACAAATCTCTTCCTACATCATCTAAGCCCAACCCAGGTGGTGGCTCTTTTTCTTGCATAGGTTTTAATATTGTTTCACTCATTACTTGTAGAGCCTCTTCAGGATCTGCTGGTAATGTAACACCAACTCCAGGTATGTGTTGGTGTATTAAAGTTAGGTCGTCTGCATAATTATATGTAGATTCTTTTGACATGTCTGCTGGGTCGTCAGACGTTCCGTTAATCCATAGTATAGGTATGTTCCAATTCTCTCCTAGTCTAATTATGGTTTTCATCATTATCATATGTTGCCATTTTGCTACGCCCAAAGATTGATATAAAAAGAGTAGTTCTTTCTCTTTACTGTCTGGTTTGAGTGCCGCTGGTATATAATCTATATTCTTTACACTAACCGGAACATCTGGAATGCCTACAGAAATGCCTGTAGAATTTTGTGAACCAATTAATACCATATGTTTAGGCGGTGTTTTCCAATACTTACTTAGTTGTAAAAGGTTAAAGGGTAAGTTCTCTAGTCTACCACCATAAGTAGATGCATTATAGAAAGGAATGCCCATTCTTTCTTCTAAAATTTTGTGATATAAATCTCTGTTATGTAGTCCAGGACCTACACCAATGCATTCTGTAGAACATAAGACCCAATCACCGTCCAAATCTGCCACTTCATGATCGGATCTGAAACCCAGAGAGTCAAATTTATAAGTAATGGGATCACTCTCGTTGTCATAATATTTCCACGTAGGTCCATACTTTTCTCTCGCTTTATTAAACCAGTCCCATGATTCATGTAACAACCACTTATATTCTTCTTTGGGATCTGCTTGGTAAGATATTAAACCGTGTTTTCCTAGGGTTATTTTTTGTAGTGGAACATTATTCATTCTTGAATTCAGGGGGCCTCTTTTCTATAAATGAGGCTATGCCTTCTTCTATATCTTTTGACTCTAGACACATGTCCTTAGCCCAAAGAGCAAAGTCAATGGCTTCATCCATATTAGAGTTTACTGTATGCCATACTGCTCCCTTAGTCCCCCTCACAGCTATTGGTCCACACTCTGTGGCTATACGATGTGCAAAGGCTAAAGCTCTCTCATCAACGTCTCCATGGCATACCATATTACATAGTCCTACTCTCTCCAACCACCAAACATCATGCTCGTCACCTGGCATCATAAAAGAAATAGCTCTATTAGAACCTATTCTTTGTGTCAATTTAACTTGCATAGTAACAGCATTGAAACCTAATTTAGTTTCAGGACACATGAATCTGCTAGTCTCATCTGCGAAAACAAAATCACTAGCTAACATCAATCCAAAACCCTCTCCTATACACCAGCCTTTAATTGCTGATATAATTGGTTTAGGTGTTACCATATCGTTATCTGATAATAGAAAACCCCAACCCTCTTTTAGTCCTTGATGTATTGTCTTAACATCAAAACCTGCTGTAAAATGGTTGGGATTGCCGGATCGTATGACAAGAACCCTAGCTTCATCGTCATCTCTGAACTGAACTAGGGCGTCATTGTATCCTGCGTAAAAGGGTTTGTCTAAGATATTTAAAGGACCGACACCGTTTATTGTTAAAACGGCGACGTGGTCGTTTAAATCGTAAGTGATTCTCTCACCAAATTCCATAATATAAACTCCAAAAATTAGAAGCTAGCGAATGTATTGCCTTCACTATCGTTTATCAATACTGTGATTCCTGCTGCTTCGCATGCTGACTTAACTGCTGCACGCGAGGCCGCTTCATCAGGAAGTGTTTCTAAATCTGCGTTTAGCTCATCAAAAGTTGCTTTGTCTGTTGCTTCAGCCTCTATTGTAAGCACTAACTCAGCTTCATCCCAAGTGTAAGTCTTAGTCACGCCTGCTTCTGCATATTTAGTTCTCCAAACCGTATCGTGATCTGGATGTGAGTCAGCAATCTTAGGTAGTTCCACGCCTGTATTAGGCCTTGTCATTGTTACTGTTCTTGTGTACGCCATTTATGTCTCCAAAATTGTAAAATATACTCTTATTTATAAAGAAACGGCCTGCTAAGCAGGCCTGATTGGTTGAATAAATTTAATAACCTTGATCTTGTGGATAATCTTCTGCAAATATATCGCTAGCTACATGCTTTTCATCATGTACATATAAAGCAATAAGAGCATAATGTAAGACCTTTAGTAAGTCTTTCCTTGCATCTACAATTGATCCTTTCTTTCCATATCTTTGTGCATACTTTAAGATATTTCCTATACAAAATCCTAATCCATGTCCTCCATCAACGATAAATTCAGTTGCCTGAAACTTATCTGAGGAGTAATGTCCGTTGCCATATGTTGCATCGATATAACGACGGAGCTCGTCTATGAGCTCCCCTTCGTTAAACTTATAATTAGGACTATTCGTCGTCTTCGATTTCAAAGTCTTCATGTATCTCCTGTTCTTTAGTTGTATCCTCAGCAAGTTCTACTGTTGGATCAACCTTAGTGTACAAATCGATGAATGCTTCTTTAGTATCATCATCAAATCTATTAACACAAAGTTGAACTGCTTTCTTTTTGTCTCCAAAAACTGCAAAAGCGTTAACGATGTGTTCCAATCTACGAGTTGAAATTAGCTCATCAATAGCTCCTTCGTAGTAAGTTTTTCTTATTACGTCGGACCAAGTAACTAAGTGAGTTGCAAAACCTTCGTCTACATTATTCACTCTTTCCATTTTCTTGAGAACTATTTTCTTCTCCGTAGCCATTGTAGGGTACTCCTGCTCCACGGTAATTGCAAACCTTTCTAGGAATGCTTCGTCGAGTATGTTGGCACTTATGAACTTGCCATCATCTGATCCTCGACCTTTAGTATTGGCTGTTGCCACTATATTAAAGCCTGGAGCAGGAGTTACGGTTTCGCCTGTCTTCTTGTTGAAATAAGGCTTCCCCTCAAGGATGGCTTGTAAGCACATCAACTTGTTTGAACCCCTATCGATTTCATCAAGGATAAGAACGGCGCCACGCTTCAT